ACTATTTACATTGGCACCCCGATAAACCATAGATTGACACAAGTTGATATAGTCGATGAAAATCAAATCAGGAACAAACTTCTTCTTCATCGAAAGCTCTTTGACCAAGTGTCGAAAGTGTCCTGCTCCAGCTTGAACGGTAGGATACTCCTTTACGATAAGTTTACCAATCGTCTTTTTTCGTAAAGACTCAATCTTCTTATCGTAAAGCTGTTTCGGAAGATTCTTCAGATCAGCCATAGAGACATTCATCAGGTTCGCATCTATTCTCTCAGAAATCTTTTCCTCTGCCATCTCAAGTGTAATGTATAAAACATTGTGACCATCTGTCATTGCGCTTGCTGCCATGTGACACATTGCCAATGTTTTACCAGCACCCGGAGATGCCATAAGAACATTCAGAGTTTTGTTTATCAATCCGCCTTCTGTAATCTCATTCAACAAAGTAATATCAAAAGGAATGTGTTCCTCTTTTCGATTGTAATAAGCAAACCGATCTTCAGAGTCCTCAATATAATCGTGACCGATATGAGAGTCGAAAGATACAGAAAGTGCTTCTGTCAACAGAGCGGGAATGGCACCCTTGTCTTTCTTTGTCTCCCCATTAAGAATCTGAATAGATTCCATGATCGAGTTATAGATGGCTTTGTCTTGACAAAACTTTTCGGTCGTATCGTTTAGCCACTTCTCGTCATTGTTGGTGTCAGTTTTATCTATCTCAACGATTTTATCAACAACAGATTCATAAGAATTACCAAGGTTCTTTTTCTCTTCAACCTCGATAAGCAAAGAATCTTTTGTTGGATTTGTATTGTATTTGTTTATATAATCTATGATCGTATCGAATACAATACGATCGACCTGATCGTGAAAATATTCACTACGAAGAAAGGGAACCGCTGTTTTTATAAACGACTCGTCTTTCAAAAGACTCGCCAATATCACTGTCTCCGTCCGTGTTGTCATGCTCAACCCTCATACTTTTACTTACGTCTTCTTGAACTAAATCCATGAGAATAGTTACCAGAAGTTTATCAAAACTCTCTTTCATCTCATCGGGATACTGAACATCACGAATCTCTTCTGGAATGTGAATGACCTCGAATGAATACTCAACCTTTGGTTGCTCATCTTCTGTCTCAGGTTTCACAATACGGAAGTCGGCATATTTATAAATCATCCCCTCAAAAGGACCGCATGTAATTTCAACTGCGCCTTGTGTTGGATCATCTGGATGCCCAACCAAACTATAATACTCTTTGATATTGATTCCTTCACTCTCCCACATCTTCAACCTCCTTCATTGCTGAACCATAAAGAAATTCCTTCTGACATGCCTCGTCAATCTGATCGAGAATATCCTTGGTAAAGTATTTATCAGGATTTTCCATAATCGTCTTGGCATATTGCTTTGACCCATCAGGGAGTTCAATGCGTGTAGAAACCTTCTTGAAGATACCATGATCGACTGCCACATCAATCAAACCGTAGTAACGATCCAAACCAGTATCATAGCGAAGAAGAACATCCACCATCTTATTCTCTTTAGTAAGACGAGACTTATAATTCCTACAATGAACCACGTTACCAATGACTTCGGTTCCATCCTTTTCCTTTCGCTTGGATAGGAATACAATCGAATCCGCAGAATACTTTAGACCACTACCACCAGCAAGTTCCTTTGTTGGAAACATGCTACCAATACTGTCGTAAGTGTGATTGGTTACGATCATAGGAATACCCAACTTACCCAAGGCAATCGTCAATACACGAAACGCACCCTTTATCATCGGAGCGCGTGTCATGTCTCTCTTGTCATTACCTTCAGTAACATCAGAAACTTCCTTTGAAGTAGAGAGCTGACCCAAGCTATCAAGACAAAACAAAAGAGGATGACGTTCACTTTCAGGAACATCACCAATCCTCTTTAGAATGTTCATGGCTTGTGTGCGAAACTCTTCTACTGTGGATACTGGAAGCATCGTGACTCGACGAGCATCAATACCTCGCTCTTCAAACATCGCACTCGTGATGGCAGACTCACTCTCAAAAAAGATGACACCCCCTTTTGGATTGTCTGTGAGAAACTGACGAATCATACCCATAAGAAAAAACGTCTTTCCTGTGGCAGACTCTCCAGCAAGCGCAGTGATTTTATTTCCCGGCAATCCCTTGTAGATGGAACCAGAAAGCAAAGCATTCAAAATATACGATCCCGTATCAGTATACGATGAAACGTCTGCGTATTGATCTACGAAAGGATTGATTTTACTCAAGTCACCTAGAAAATCAAAAGTTCCACTCATTATCGAAGCTCCCTAATCTCGTCACAAATACCAAAAGCCTTTGCTTCCTTCGCACTCAACCAAACGTCGTGAGCAGGAAGCAAAACCTCACGAATCTTCTTTTCATTCATTCCGGTACACTTCTTATAATGATCCAGAATCATCTTTGCCGTCAAATCAAATGCCTTCTTGGCAGTAAGAAGTTCATGTTCCTTACCCCACTTTCCCCAAGAATACTGATGCGAAAGAATGGCAGTATTTGGAGTGAGTAAACGATGACCCTTTTGACCTGCCATGAAGATCATCAAAGCAGCACTCGACACTTCACCCAACCCAATCGTGCGAATCGGAATACCCGATCCACGCATTGTATCAATAAGAGCAAACGCATCGGTAACAGATCCGCCACTCGAATTGATAATCATCGTCAAACTTTCAGGTTGGTTATTTGAGAAGTTGTGGCGAAAGATCCACTCAATCGCGGGTCGAACGGAATCATTTTTAATATCATCCATCAACATGAACACGCCAGCCTTATCTAGTGTGTCACCATCTCCGCCAAACAAAGCACCCAGTACCTCGCTGGCAGAACTCGACGCATCGAGCGTTACTTCAACCACTTCCTCATTATTGTTTTCCATCATCATCCAAAAAACCTTTCTAGTGTGTTGACTTGTTCAGATTTCCATCCAATACAATTCAACAATACTTTTACAGGATCGAGAAATGTCTTCTCAAACTGTTTATCATAATCAACATAATCATTCAAACCAAACTCTTCAGGCAAAGCATTCTGTGTAGAGATCACAGATTCGCCAATTGGATTTGGTTCTATTAGGTACATGAACTTTATTTTGTCTCCATCTTTAATAATCGGATACGTCAAATTCAAATTATGTTTTTGAATTAGCCGATTGTAGTTGATACATCCCTTCACATGAATCGGTGTACCTTTTATATAGGTTCTGCCTTCGGTGTACCGTTCGATACCATTGACTCCACGAGGGAAAGCAATATCCTCTGCGGCAAGATTGTGAAACTCTTTCTTAAAGTTTGAAATATATTCCTGAACCTGTTTCTCAGTTCCATTCATAATAATTCCAAGAACGTCTTTGATTTTGTCTCGACAAACTTCCGGCGTAGAAGACTTGACGGATTCAAGACCCATCACCTTTAGCTTAGGTTCATTATAAGAAACTCCTTCATTATCATATACGTTAAGAACGTATCTTTTCTTGGCAGTCCACAAACCAGTAGAAGCAATTGCTTCTCTCTTCATAACCATCTTTTGGTCATAGGCATTCATATATTCTGCCAGATCATTGTAGCACTTTTCGATGTAAGGTTCAATAGTTTTGTTACAAACCTTATCAAGAAAACGAACGATCTTGTGATTATCTTTTTCGTTTTCAAACACAGACTCGACAAGTTTATCGAGAACAACATAAATGCTGTCTGTATCAGAAGCGAGAACATAATCAACATCACTCGTCTTCAATAGTTCATTCAAATACTCATTGATCCTCTTTTCAATCCATCGAATAGAAAGTTGACCAGCCTTGGTTACAGCCTCGGCAATACGGAGATCATAGAAACGAAAGTATTCATTTCCCAATGCACCATAAGCACTATTCAACTGAACCTTTCTGGCAAGCTGATCGTTATTGTGTTTAGAAATTAGATTTATATATTTTTGCTTTTCTTCACCTGTAACAGTCTGTGCTTTTTGTTCGCACTCAATCATCTTCTTCTTTGACATTTTTCTTTTGTCATAAAGGTCTTGAAGAATCTCGGGAAGAAATCCTTGCGAATCTCTTTTGAAGAACATAAGATTCGGTGCGATCGTAAGATTATATTTCTTGAGAAGTGAAGTATCAAACTCCTTGTCAATAATCTTATCGTACTCCAAAGAAGTGCGCCATGCGTCTTCCTTGAAAGAAGAAACCAAATCAGACTCCACCTGATTTTCTGTGAGCAACTTCTCTGGGGAAAGATTATACTGCATCATCAAATGTGGATAGAGTGAGTTTAAATCAAAAGAAACTACCCAACGATGAAACCCGACTTGAGGTTCTTTTACATAAGCACCTTCAAACTTCGCAGTCTTTTCTCCATCCTTTCTTTCAGGAAATACACGATTGGTTTTCTTGAGATGATGATAGCAAAGATTTTCCCACATTCTAACCTGTGAGAAAACATCACCGAAGTTTACCTTCGATGAATAAGTCATCGCGGCAACCATCTCAATCAACTTCATCTTGTCTTCAAGTCTTTCTACAAGCTCAACATCCTTGACGTTATATTCAATGAACTTATGATAATCTCTTTTGTAAAGAGTATGAAGACTACCAAACTCAGAGTAAGATAGCTTTCGTTCACCAAGCTCAACATTGGCAATATAATCAAGTCGATAACTTTCCCGATTTACATAAGTGAACTTTTGATAAAGCTCGATGTAGTCAAGAACAGAAATCCCAGAGATCAAGTAGTTCGTAACTTCAGCTCCATACTTACCTGTGAAAGTTCGCGAAGCATAGTGTTTCCAAGGAGAGATTTTACGAGCTTCTTTTTCAGACTTGACGCGAGTGATTCGATTGATGATGTACGGAATATCAAATCCGTTTACGTTCCATCCCGTAACAATATCAGGGTATATACTAGACCAAGCACGAATAAAACGATCCAATAGATCAAGCTCGTCTTCACAAGAAATATAATCAATACCCCGAGCTGCGAGAGTATCTGCGATATTACATCCATCAGGTTCTCCATATCCAAAAACAAGAAACTTGTCATTGAACTTGACTGCGATCGAAATGATAGGAGATGACGCGAACTTCGGATCAGGAAACCCTTCGTCAGACGCAACCTCAATATCAATATTGGCAACTACCAGTTTAGAAAAATCATAATCAATCTCACCGGGATATTCATCCCCAATGAAAGTCGTTTCGTACCTATCGTAACCATAAATCGGAAAATTTTCTACATCCTTATATTGTTCGATGAAGTTACGAGCTTCCTTCATTGTTTCAAACTTCATGGGAGCAACATGCCTACCATCAAGTGTAATATACTTTGTTTTCTCTTTCGTAGGAACAAAGTGTACCGGGCTATACTTCAGCTTCTTATCGTATCGCTTACCTTCATCATCCACACCACGAAGGAAGATATAATCACCAACAACTTTGACGTTCGTATAAAAACTCACATTCACCTCAATCAGAGTTCGTCAATCATATCTCCCAACTCTTGAGAGACACGCATTAAATCTTCAAGCCTTCGCGAAATGTCCATCAACTCCTCAAACACTTCGATGAACTTGGCTTGAGCTTCAACTTTCTTATGCCTGTTAGATTCCGCATTCTCGTCAAGCATTTTACCAAGCTCATCCAAATCGAGGACTTCTTGATAATCAAACACCGGACATAGTTTTGGTGCCACCTCACAATGACCATGAAAAGTCACGTCAGGAATTTGTTTATTGATTTGTTTACATAAAGATTGTAGACTTTCAAACTGCTCATCAGTGAAATCGGAAACAGTGTTTCCCGCAAGACAAATCGCAATTGTTCCTACGTTGTGACCCTTTTGTGCAGCAGGTGTCTGTTCAAGGTTTCTGCCAACTTGAATCATCCCATCAAACTTGATGAAGTAATGGTATCCAATGTCACTCCAACCATTCTTCAGATGCCAAGATCGAATAACCGAAACATCATCGTGAGCAGGTAAACTAGAAGCGGAACAGTGTAAAAATACTCGATCAATTTCACGCTTCGGTCGATTGAAAATAAATTCCATAATAAAGTCTCCTAATGAAAGAGGGGGAGCATTGCTCCCCCTCTTGTTTATATATTACAAAGTTTTGTTGATCGGAATCTTTTTCGGAGCATCCTTTTCCGGTACAACATTCTCCAACGTAATCGTCAAAAGACCATTGACCAGATCCGCTCCAGTAACAACAACAGTAGGACTCAATGTCCATACTCGCTTGAAGTTACGCTCCGCAATTCCTTGATGAAGTCTAACTTCATTCTCGGCAACCACATCATTCTTCTTGTCGGACTCGACAGTCAGCTTATCATCCAGAACAGTTACCGAAACTTCATCCTCAGTAAATCCCGCAATCGCAAGTTCAATACGAAACTGATTATCAGAAACCTTTACGATATTGTAGGGAGGATAAGATGCCCCTTGCGAAGCTCCGACTCCCGTAGATAGAAGGCGATCAAAGATTTGATCGAATCCTAACAGGAACGGATCGTTGCGAAGTTCGTTGAAAACATTGGGCATTCTATATGACGTTGTGATTTTATTCATTGCTTTTTCTCCTTATAATAAGCAAGTTATATTCAACAAACCCAACTTTGGCATTTGTTGAAACCTAAAGGTAAGCACAAGTTTCAAACTTGTCAACCCCTAATCTTCTATTTCATCAATTTTTTCTTTCACTTCTTTTGCGAATAATGCCATTGCCCACTTACCATTATAGGTCATCGGTCGTTCAGCATCGTTCGCAGACTCAAAGGCAAACTTTCTTCCCCTAACGCGAGAAAAGAATTGTCCCTTGGCGTCTCCAAAAACAGGCTTTCCAACTACATGCTTTTGATTGTAGTCTGGAAAGGCATCTTCTCTTTTCGAGGTTCCGATCAACACACCGGGTTGATTGTATTGAACACTCAAAATACTATCTTGATCGTATAGGCGACCCAGCTTGATTAAATCCTTTTCAAGCTGACCACCATCATCACCCTCGACATTATGATTGGCAACAAAGAAAGACTCTTCACCCACTTCTCTTTGAGTAGGTGTTTGGAAATTTTCCCAATAGCTACCCTTGACCTTGATAACAGAATATCCTCTAGTCAAAAGATATGCGAGAAGTTTCTTATTGTCTGCCTTGTTTAGCTGCTTGCCTTTATCGCCTCGATATGCGGTTACGGCACCAACAGCATAGTTCTTTGTCTTTTCGTAAATTCTATTTAGACTTGCCTCTACTAAATTCAAAACAATTCTCCTACTTCGACTTGTTACCTATATTATATTTAGCAACGAGATTCCAATTTGATTTATCTTTGTGTGAAATGATTTTGATTTGGCTTAGTGAGACTGTAGGTTCAACACTCTTCTTTGGATCTACCAAACTCAACAAACCCCACTCTGCCAAAAGATTGACAATGGTATTTCTTCTACCTAAATCCGTTTCATTGAATGTAGATACCTTTCCATCCAAAGCGAAAAGTTCTTTGAAATGAACGATATAATATTTGCCGCGCTTGTGTAAAATGTGACAAGATTGAAAGAGGGTTCTTTCTTTTCTACTTGCGATTCCAATACGAGTAAGTGTTTCTCGTATCTTCAGGAAGTCTTCATCGTCATTTAGGTCAATCTCTACCAACGAGTTTAGGTCTACTGGTAAAATTACATCTTCACTTCTTTGCTC